GAGCCAGTCCACATCTCCTCCATCCTCCAGAATGATAGCTCCTTTTTCCTTCATGTCAGCAATGTCCTGACTGCTGACATCTCCAAGTTTTAAAACCTTTAAAATGGCATCATCATTATACTGGAAATAGTTTGCAGTGTTACTCTGCACCTTGTTATAGGCATCAATCTCCGTAATGACACCCTCAAAATCTCCAAGCCTTTCCTCGTTGTTGATGTATTCCACAAACGGAACGTCCTGCCAGTAATGTTCCTCAACTGCTATCATGTTCAGGTATCCATTATTCAATGACTGGAATCGCATCACAAGACTGGAATTCCAGAACTCCACCTTCCTGATTACGTTGTCATCCTTATCCTTTGAAATAATGGTTCGTATAAATGCCATCGGAGTGGAAAATCCACTGTCCGTCTCGCAAATCATAATTCCGTTAGCAGCCGGAACCCTCGCAAGCCTTATCTTGGCATCCTCATCCAGATAGAGCATTTCAAAGCAGCTTCCGCAAATGCTGCACTGCTTCGCCAGCTCCATGTTGTGATCCTGCTCATCGTTGTAATCAAAAATATCCTGCACTGTCTGCAGGTATTCATCATTCTGGGAGTCATAGACAATCGGCTCACCCACGAAGTAACCGGTGGCGGTATCCGTGATGTATTTTGCCATATTATTGACCAGACGGTTGTTCGGAGCTGTGCTGTCCTTCTTGTTTTCTCCAAGGATTCTATGATTGCCAACATAGTAATCATGCAGCATTCCGTATTTTACATCCGTGCTGTTCTCATCGATGATCTCACGGATATCTTTTTCTGTCAGGCTTTCAATGGAAGCCCTGTCCATATAAATAACCGGCATGACCGTTACCTCCTACAATCCTAATTTTCCTTTATCCAGCACCCGGAACCGTTTCATCTTCTTGGCAATCGTTCTGCATCCTTCCAGAGCATCCACACCATCATCGTGCGCTCCCATCGGGAAGTGTTCCATCTGCTCCAGCAGTCTCTTGTGCCTTTTATTGAACTTGATGTAATGGTTCTTTACATCCGGCTGCATCGTCTGTATACGCATTGTCTTATCGCTGGTCTGCGGTACCTCCTCGATCGGAAGGTATAACCCAGCTTTTGCAGATGCCTTTGCCAATTCTTCCTTCAGGAACCACTGGAACTGCACCGTCTCAGCTCCGAACTTCTTATAGCCCCTGCCATAATCCCTGCGGAGCATCTTCTCCTTCTCCAGAATGTCACCGATAATTTTATCCGGATGTCTGCGTTCGATATCCGCATCCATGACATACATATACCCGGATACTTTGTGCTTCGCCAGCGTGATGATGGCGGAAAAGTCGCTGTGCTTGGTCTTTCCAAGTGACGGATCGACAAAGCCAAAGAAAAGGAAGTCCCGGTTCTTGAAGTCGATTTCTGCTTCATTATAGAATTCAAACCATTCAGGATTGAAAATACAGTCTTCCGGATTGATAGGCTCGTTCTGTTCCTCGGAGTTGAAGGATGCCTCGCCTTCTGTCAACCTCATAACCATCAGATCATAATAAGACAGTTTCTCCTCCCACAGAACCTCCGTGCCTTCCAACATCTTCTCCCGGTGCCTTTCAAAAAACTCTCTCGCATCGGCTTCGTGGTTCTCGTTTGAAAGGTCTGTGTAAATCTCCTCCCATTCCTTCCATAGATCCTCTTCGTTGGAAAAAGAAATGACCGCCTTGTATTTAATGGCTTTATATCCCGGATTGTTCAGGGTTTTCGCCAGAAGGCTGTCATAATGCAATAATGTTCCAATATAGATAATGTCCGTGTAATCATCACCGGCTTTTGAAACAGCTTTTAAAAACCAGCTTTCAAGTTTCTTTCGCTGCTCCGGTGTCCGAACGTTCTCGTCATTTTCAATATCATCCAGAACCAGAAGGTCTGGTCTCCAGTTTCTGTGTTTTCTGCCTCGGATCTTCTTTCCCGATCCGATTGCCTCAACTTTGATGTTGGTGCTTGTGATCAGTACGTTGCTTCTCCAGACTTTTCCGATCAGGCTCCCGAAGTCCTCCTTCAGAGCTTCGTTCTCCTCAAACTCTACCCTGATGTTATCGAGAAATCCCTCAGCCTGCTCTGAGCTGTCGGATATGATAATCGGATAATGCTTGTATTCATAAACTATGGCATGAATGCTGCCTTTAAAAGTAAGGCTCGTGGACTTTGCGTGTCCACGTGGAGCTGCGACCACTCGTTTGGTTCCATTCATCCGGCTAATCTTCTTTACCTTTGCCGGTGTAGTCGGATATTCCCCTTTCAAAACTCCTTGCTGCCATATATTATCCAGTTCCCGGTGAAATTCAGGGGATGGTCTGGAAAAATAATGTGGAAAGTATGCCCTGCCGAAAAATTCCATATCAATGGCTCCCAGCCTCTGGCGGATGCCTCCTTTTCCGGTAAGCGGTGCTCCGGATTCATAATCTTTCAAAATCTGCACACGTTCCGAAGAACTGTCCTTTTTTAAAAAGATGTTTAAAAGGCTTTTTAAATCGCTTGTAACAGCCTCGGTATCATCATAGAAGCCCTTGCTCTCAGCCTCTGCCATCGCTCCGATCAGAACACCAATGCTTTCTTTTTTTCCTGCTCGCACACCCACCACCTGCCTTTCCGTAAAATTTTAAGGCTCATATTTGCCCCATATTTGCATTTTTGTGTTTCAGCGATAATTTCCCCCACTTTCATCATTCAAACGATTTTAAATGGGTTTAGCGTGTTTTTAAACGGTGTTTTTACACCATTCAAAAAAGAGAACTGCCAGAACAAGCCCGATGGGTAGGCTTCGCCACCCAACCAGTGTACTTTTTCTGCTCAGTTCCCTTTCTCTATGTCCGCCAGCTTCCGGCATCGGGACGAATCAACCGTATGCCATCAGGTGGCTTCTTTCAAAACCTCTTGTGCTGCACACCCTCTGCCCCATCCCTGCCAGCCCCGGCAAGGCTTAGTTCCTCATCTTCCTCCAGCCGGATGCTCAACTGGACTTCCTTTTTCTCATTACAGATCGTAATCTCAAAGGTTGCTTTCCTGCTCCGCTTATCATACTTGATGATGCGGTTTTCAAATTTTTCAAGAACTCCTTTCACAGTCTCATAATTTCCATCGCCCAGAGCCCTGACCACTGTAGGCTCAATCGGCTGGTTGTTCTCCCCGGTCAGCAGCATGATCCACTCTGCCTCCAGATAGGAAAGTCTTGATGGATTCCTGCTGTCTCCAAGAAACTGGATCACTCCCGGAATCCCCTTAACCTTGTAATAGTTATCCGCATTGTAATTCATGTTCAGGAATACATATCCAGCAAACAGGATGTATTCTCTCTGTGACCATGAACCTCCGGAGCGTATCAGACGATTTTCCTTCGGGACAAGAGCCCGGATGCCCTGCTCTTTCAATTTCCCGGCAATATCATCTTCCTTGCCGGTCATAACTTGAATCACATACCACATCACCTTTTATCCCTCCAGTCCTTCGTTTTTCTTCTTGTTCAGGTATGCACTCACCTGACGGTAGAGTTCCGGATTTTCCTTCGCCATAGCCTCAAATACAAGGCTCTTGACTGCCTCCAGTCCGGCTTCGTAATTATCACGATTCTGTACTTCAATCCGCTTCTTATAAGCAGCTGCCCGGATGAGACCATTGGTCTCCTTGATCAGCTTCTCAATCGGCACTTCCTTCATCTGCTCCTCATCCACGTTGGTAAGGGCATTCATGACATGATGGCTCGCCAGACGGATGAGTGCCTCCGAAGTGTCCAGATCCGGATACCGGCTCATTTCATCCATCAGCATGGAGAAATTGCTCTGTGCCACCGTTATCATCTCCACAGTGGCAAGATACTTCTTTGCATAAGTACAGATCGCCATCTGTGACATTTCTTCGCCATTCTCTTTCAGAAATGCAACAATTTCTTTATATGTGCAACCGGTCAGGAGCATCTGCTCCACAGTGTCCTTCAGTTCTGGCGGTAATCTGTCCACCTTGCCGGTGCTGCGTCTTCTCTCCTTCTGTTCCATCATTAATTGCCAAGATCAACCATGTTATCAGTAATCCCACCGCCCAGGAGCCGGATGCCTTTTCCTGTGACTTTGGCTTCCAGTGTCTGATAATCACAGTCCGCAAGGGATGCATCTTCACGTGTTTTAATATCCCTCAGGTAGATATAGCCCTCTTCTGCAAGGAAATTAACGCTGTCTACAAATTCCTGCTTTTCAATGCCTTCGTAGCTGACCGCCTTCTCCACGCTCCGGAGTGCATTGTATTTTTCCCGGAGCAGGTTTATTGTCGACAGCACCCTGCCATTGTTCATTGTAAAGTTGCCAGCCCGAAGCTGCCTTTTTTCTGTTTCTCTGCTCATCTTTTCGACCTCCTACTTCTTCAGCATAAGTTCCAGCATCTGATCCAGCTTTCTGTCCATCTTGTTCATTTCCCGTATAAAATCATCCTTCGTCAGATACTCTGCTTTGATCTGTTTGATATCAGCCCGGCATTCGTCAAAATCTTTTTCATGCACGTTCTTGGGTGTATAGTCTTCCCGAATCTGCCGGATGTCTTTTTTTAATTCCTCGGTGCTTTCTTTCAGATCTGTCTTAGTAACCCTCTCATTGTCTATCCTTCTTATCTCCTCTCCATGCTTGTCAACCTGACTCATGGTGCGTTTCAGAAAATATGTAATCACTCCAATTCCCAATGTGATTGCTGTAGTTATAATCCATTCGCTCATCCTCTCACCTCACACAAAAAAAGATACACCTGCGTGTCTAACACAAGTGTATCTCCTAAATCATAAATATTAAAATAAAGCACTTAAGAAAATATATTCATTCTAAGAAGTCCGTAAGATTCATCTGACCATCTATCGGTCTGGCTTTTATCTCTTTTGCTTTGTCTAAAACTATATTGCGAATCCACGTTTCTGTCAATCCATATTTCAGAGCCAGTTCTTTGTAATTGCTTCCGTCAAACTCCTCTTTAATCAGTTCGTCACGAACTGTTTTTTCCAGACTTTCAATTTTCGGAATGTAAATGGAAGTGCCATTAAAAGCCCTCACGAGGCTCTTGAAAGCCTCCAGTCCAATCAGTTCCGCAAGCACTTTCTGCTCCTCGTCCAGATTTTCCATTTGCACCATTTCCAACAAATCCACTATGCCTCGCCTCTCTTTCTGGCACTTGCCACATATCTCTTTAAAATCTCAATCAGGTTATTTCCCTGTTCAAAAGTAATCCATGCAAATGGGTTCCTGGCAACGGCATCCGCACCAAACTCTTTTTTAATTACCGCACAAAGCCTGTCCCCCAGCTGCACATCGTTTGGCACCTCATCACATTTTTTCAGTTCATACATGAGAAACCAGATTTTTTTCTGCTGACCGGATGTAACTCCTCCTGGTCTGGTCTCATGCTCCTTAGGCTTGCTGTTCCGTGGCTTTGGAGAGACAGTTTTCCCCTGCAGCTCTTCCAGACGTGCAATCACTGCACAAGCCTCCTGATATGTAAGGCTCTTGATGGAGTCTTTCCCTGTCACTCCGCCTACCAGCGCATGGAGTTCGTCCTCGCTTCCGGAAGCCTTGATACCAAGTGCATTGCCGATAGCATATATTTTTCTGATCTGGAATTGCTCTATTGTTCTCATCTGCCTCTCCCTTCCGGTTATTTCCCTTTTTCAGCTTCCACAGTTACCTTGATTCCTTCATCCACAATAACGGCTGCCCGGATAATTTCAATAGCCTCCTGCGGTGTTCCTTTCCATTCTGCTGCTTTCAATATCTGCAATATCCATTCCCAGTTAATAATCTCAGCAGTGAGATATGCCCAGTCACTTGCTTCCTGCTCCGGAAGCCCAGCCAGCTTTATCAAGGTTTCTGTATCTTTTTCATACTTTCCTTTCAGCTTTTTTTTGAGTGTCCGCTGAATCTTCTCGTCTGCTGTTATTGCCTTGATGGTTTCATCCAGACTTCCTTCAGTGTAATTGCCAAGAAATATCATTGCAAACAGCCTCTTGCATGGATCTGTCATTTTGTAGGACGTATCCTCCTTCACAAATTCCTCAAATACATCACCCAGCAGCTTCTTAACCATTGTCATGGAAACCGGCTTCACAGTCTCACTGTTTCCGACCACCACCTTGGAATTATTGCTGCCCCAGTAATCAATAGTCTTCTTTTTGGTATCCTTCAGGTCATCTGTTGCAATTTTCTCGAACCATGCTTTGATCTCGTCAATCTCTGCTTTGATTACGCTCTGCTGGTTGGTCAGTTCCACCAATCGGTCAGCGTTTGCTTTGATTTCTGCCATATCATTCATCACTCAAACACCTCCGCAATCTTCCCAGCGCAGCTCCTGCAGATTTCAACTCCGCAGACCGTCTGTACATCATCTACCGTTCCGCAGTGGAAGCAGGTCGGCACGTGCTTGGAGATATGAATTCCCTCCTCGTCCGTTCTGATGTCAACCGGAACCCCCGGAAGAATACCGGTTTCCTGACGGATACCTCTCGGAAGAGTAATACCTCCACTTTTGGTCACTTTTTTTGTCGCATCCATCTTGTTTCCTCCTTTTTGATTTTTACTGATACAACCAGCTTATCCAGCTGATTCATGTGTACCATGTTTCCTTCGGAGAAAAGCACATAGAAGGCTCCATGAGCGTAATGGTATCCCATCACTGTCCGATATTCAGTTTTGAATTCATCCGCAAAGCCGACTTCGGCTCCAACCGGGTACCGTAGGATCGTCCACACAATCCTTGCTATCATGCTGTCCTCCTCTCCCACTCTGCATTTCATGGGCTTGTGACCATCACCTTACGGTGGCTGCATTAGGAGGGGCTTTTCGCCCCTTATGTAATTTTCCTGCCGTAGCGGTGTCCTTTGTCCGTTTTCTCAATCTTACAGATCAGTGTAAACACAGCCTCAATCTTCTCTTCCTCTGACAGCTTGTCACTGTCTAACTCGTAGATAAATAACATCCTGCCATTGTCCCTGATATAGACCGTCTGCTCTATATGACAGAGCATCTGTGGTGCCGTGTAGATTTCTCCGAACCAGCGGATATTTCCTGCCGGACTGATTGTCCTCGGCTCAAAGTACATTTCTTCTCTTAAAACCATGCTGCACCTCCTTACTTTGGCTTCGTGTATCGGTACGTGGTACCGTCTTTTCTGGTTGCAATCATAATCTTGGCTTTACCTTCCCGGATCAGGTTGGCACACAACCTTGCCTCTTCCCATCCTTTCCGAATTTCCTCCGGAACCTTAACATCTGATTTCTCGCTCATTTCTTCGCCTTTCTGATAGTCTTTGTTTTTCCACTCCTCCTCTGCAGGGCAATTCTGCTGACAATGACCATCTCCTCTGGAGTGTCCTTAACGATCAGCCACTTTTCAGAATCCAGCCCGGTATCCTGCAGAAACTTCTTTTGTGCCAGTGTCGGCTTCTTTCCATTCTTCACTTATCCACCTCCGCAATCTTTACCACTACACCATGCCTTTCACTCTCTGTAACCTTAAACCGGAATCCATTATCTTCTGCCTCTTCCTTCTTTCCAGCAAGGTACATTCCAGCTCGTAGCAATGCTGCATAATCTGTCAGTGTGGTGTAATTCCTCACCGTAATCTTTCCCGGCACCTCATCACCTCCCGACCTCAACTGTGTGTTGCATTGAAATTTTCCATCGCCCATCGGTTTCCGGTGGATTGTACCAACCTTCTTGTGCGTTCTGCCGGATCAATTCTCTTTCTGTCATTCATCCCCGGTATACTCTCAATAGCTTCTCTCATACCGCAATCCGGGCAGATATCCGTTTTATTATCCACCCTCGACAATGCCGGACGTCCAGTGTATGGTTTCCGGCACTTAGGACATACCACCATGCCTGAATCCTCCTTTTATTCAGTTTTGCCTCACTCTGCATTTCATGGGCTTGTGACCATCACCATTCAGTGGCTGCATTAAGGCTGGGGCATAAGCCCCGGCACATTGTTATCTATCCGGAAACGTGAATTTGCATTCGCATACCGGATGCCTAATGATCAGCGTTTTCTTTTTCAATCCCTCACGGTACCCTTTCATGTATGAGTAATAGTTACTCCTCTGGATACGCTGATTCCATCCTATTAACCATCCTGATATTGCAGATACTGCAACAATCAGCAGTACCAGTACCACCCCGGCTATTCCAGTATGCAAGCCGAATACAATCATAAACATAAGTGCCATCAAGATTGCACCAGCAGCTACACCGACCAAAATTGCGGTACTTCTTTCTTTAGGGTTCTTCATTTTGCATTTACCTCCGTTTTCTCTTACTTCTTGTCCTTTTTATTCCCGATATATGCCAGTACAATCAGCGTCAGGCATATCACAGTCACGATATAACACTTTTCCATGTCCTGCCCTCCTATATGAAGCGGATTCCCATTGTATTTGCCATTTTTTCCAGCCCCTCAAAGGAAATATCCTCGTTGTTGACTGCGTTATTGAACACACTCACCATTCCACGAATTCCCCATTTGCTGTGGCTGATGCTCAGAAGGTAGTCAATCTCTTTCTGCATTCCCTTCTCTTCCAACACCGGGAAGAATTTGACAACGTCTTCTCTCTGGATATCCGATGTGCGGTACCTTCCATGGAGCTTCGTGCGGTTGAACTGCTGGGCGAAAATTGCTTCCTGCTTTCCGAGCATCTTATTGTAGACTTCCACATTTCCGATGAGTACGATTCCAATACCCGGCTTTCCGGTAAATATATCTTCATCTACCCACCCTCTGATTTCTTCCAGAGTGAGGAATTTAAGATTCTGTGCTTCATCGATAATGATAACCTTATCAGTCTCTCTGAGCT